AGTGAAGACTGATCCGTCTAAATTGACACGGATCATAATGAACATGCCAACTCCCCCTAAGTTTGCAGACATGGCAGTCGCTGGGATTGACTTAGGCTACACAGAGCCGACAGCGATTGTCGTTCTTTACAGGCGTGAGGGGGTCTGGTACCAGCTATTCCGGCTGGAGCTTCACCAAATCACGTATGATTTGCAGGAAAAATTTATAAGCGATTTAGATGAAAAGTACGGCTTTAACTACATTGGTTTTGATGCCGGAGCCGGTGGTCAGGGTAAATCACTACACCACAACCTTGTTAATAAGGAAGAGTATAGCACTAGAGAGTTTCCAGAGAGGTTGTTGCCTGTAGAATTTGGCGGCACGGTGGTAGTAGGCTTTGATGACGAAGGTGAGGAGTTAAAGGAAAGAGTAAAACCATTCTCGGCTGCTCAGTTTCAGCAGATGGTTAACTCGTTTGAATTTGCATTCTCTAGTAGAGACATGGACCTCATTGTCGAGCTGGAACGAATAACCTACCACAAGACGCCAGCGGGGAATGTTGTATATAAGTCCATGACTCCAGGCGGGAGTGATCGAGGCGCAGACCATAACTTCTCAGCATTGCTTACATTCGCTATGGTAGTCTTTGAAAAACTAGGACAAACCATAAGAAGGAATGAACAGGTGAAACTAATTAGAAGTAGATGGTTGAAACCATGACGACAGTAACAGTAGAAAAGAAAGAAGTAAAAGATAAGACAGGAAAGGCCAAGAACCTCGGAAGCGCATTCGCCGCTTGGGTACAATCGCCAATAGGTGCGACGCCCGTTTACAATGAGTCCATCATGGGTACGACCCTCAGCGGGACTGAGCCCGATAAGTTAGGTAATTTACAGCACCTTAGCTTTCATGATAAATTAAAACTTATCAGGACTTTCTTTGAGATTGATCCTATTGCGAATACTGTTATAGAGAAGAGCATTGACATAGCGGTTGGCAGACTTATTTTTGATAGGAACGACTGCGATGACAGAGAGGTTGCAATATATAAGAAATCAGAAGAGCTGTTTTCTAAATATCTGCAAGAGTCAGCGTTAGAATACCTGCTTTCTGGATTAGTGATTCCTCAAGTTATTTGGGATGAAGTTCCAGCGATTGAGATTGGCAGCAATGCTAGAAAACCAGCGATGCTTCCAGCAAGGTGTTGGATACTAAACCCTGAGAACATTGTATTGAAGTCAAGAATTTTTCAGGGTGATGTAGAGGCTTACTTCAGCGTTCCAGACGAGCTGAGGCGGTTTATACAGGACGGTGGAAAGGATGACCCAGAGGCATATGAACTTCTAAAAGAACAATTCCCTGATCTTGTAAAGCGTGTGAAGGCGGGCGAACTTCAGATACTTCTAAAAGATGCTTTTATAATCAGGAGAAAACCAAAGACTTACGATCCTTACCCAACTTCTTATTTGCTCCCAGCCATTGAGTCTTTGGAGTATAAGAGAAATCTTAGAAAGATGGATTACTCGATAGCAGCAAGAATTATCGGGGCAATTCAGCTAATTAGGTTGGGTAGTGATGATTATCCTCTGACTGAGGATGACGAAGATCAGATAACTGCACTAAGAAGCGAGCTTTTGTGGAGAGGCAGGACCGGCAATGTCGAGCGTGTATTCCAGTTGTTCGGAAACCATACCCTACAGATAGATTGGATTTACCCCGACACGGAGGCGATGCTTAGTCAAGATAAGTATGCTGCGGTTAATCAAGACATCTTCTTTGCTCTAGGGTTTCCTAGAATCCTTGTCAGTGGTGAGACGATGAAATCGGCTACATCATCGGCGGAGTACGCAATGTTCTCTCCAGCAGAGTCATTAAAAAGAATGCGAGAGGATATTCTTACTTGGGTTGATGAGCTACTGAAAGAGATAAAAGAGAAGAATAATCTAAAGAACTTGGTTACGGTGCACTTCGAAGAGATTCGTCTGTACGATATGGAGAAGATTGCAGACGTGGCCGCAGTTCTGTACGAAAACAACGCACTGAGCTTGACAAGTCTAGCACAGTCAGCGGGCTATGACTTTGATAAAGAGGTTATAATGAAGTCTAGAGAACGTGAGCTTATGGAAGAGTATGACATCCCTGAGTTCCCTTCTAAGCCTTTCTCACCTCAACCACAGCCTGTAACTAAGGCTCCTGCAAAGAAGCCTGCTGCTAAGACTAAGGAGAAATAAGGTGCCTGCTGAATATGTCCAAACACGAGACGCAATAAGGTCTAAGTGTGATGCAGGAGACCACCCAGATAAAGAGAAGGGAGAATCCTGTTCCTCTTATGCTAAGAGGGTGGCAGCAGCCATTTATGCTAAGGAACATGGCAAGCCACCAACACATGCATCCGACTATGCAGATTTAATAGAGAGGGTTGAGAAACTATTAGGAATGTTGACATGAATAAAACTACAATCGAGCTTCTAGCCACACCGTACAAGGGTGGGGATGAAGCTGTCGCTGCTACTATCTCTGATTCTATGGCTACGTGGCTCAAGTTTGTGTTTACAGATAGCAAACCAAACGGAAACAATCAGGGAATTAGAGAGGAGGAGTTTGACAACATTGTAAAAACTGGTTTGCACAAGCCATTCAAGAAAGCTCTAGGGTACCTAGGAAACCATGAGGGAGCTACACCGATTGGTTCGATAGCTTCTTTAGAAAAAGAAGCCGATAGGGTAGTAGGTATCGCATCAATTTGGGATACTGAGTACCCAGAAGAAGCTGAGTGGCTTAAACAAGCCCACGCAGATAATATCCCTCTATATACCTCTTGGGAGATTCTGTATTCAGATTTTGAAGAGGACGATGACGGGATAGAGTGGCTCAAAGGCTGCATTACTAAGGGTGTAACGATGGTACAAAACCCTGCGTATGAGGAAAGAACCCCAATTCTAGCTGTTGCAGCTAAGTGGTCTGGGCCTTATCTTAGAGATTTACCAGACGATGCTTTTTTGTATGTAAAGGGTGGGAAGAGATTATTTCCATACAAAGACTCTGAAGGTAATATAGATTCAAATAGATTGAAATGTGCTAAAGAAGAAGCACCCCACGAAGAAGCACTATCCGCGGTTGCCAAAGCAAGTATTGTGGCAACAGCCGAAAACCTGTTAAAAGGACAAGGTGAAACGAGAATGGATATTGAAAAACTTCAGGAAGAGTTGAAAACCGCTCTTGCTGATGCCACAAAGCTTCGTGAAGAGTCAAAAACGAAAGACGAAGCCCTAGCTGATGCCAATGAAGCTCTGAAGGATTTGGTAGAAAATAGCAAAGAGCTGGAAGACCTTCGTGCTTATAAGAAAGAGACCGAAGATGGCAAAGTAAAAGATGCTCTTATCGAATCTAGAATGGCTTTGTTCAGCGAGGCTGGTCTTGAAGTGACGAAAGAAGACTTTATGGCAAATGCAGATAAGTGGCTTGGCTTTGACGATGACGCTTTCGAGTTTGTTATCCAATCTATGCTGGGTAGCAAGAAAGTGACAGGCGAACCCGCTGCTGAGGCATCAGCATCGGTAATCCCTGGACTTCCTGCCGGTACTACAGCAACGGAGTCTCATAAGAAAGTCCGAGAGCTGCTAGAAAAGATGAACGAACAACCAAAAGTAGAGGATAAATAATGGAAATTCATAAATTTTATGATATTCTGGGTAAGGTCTCAGAATCAGATATCTACGAAGGGCGTATGGTTTTGCTTACTAGGGGAGTGGATAGAGCAAGACTTCCACACACCCTAGCAGACGCTCGTTTGGCTAGGTATGTGATTGCGTGGCCTGTAGAGAACAGATTGCTGCCTATCTACGATCCTTATCCAACGTACACCCGTGCGCTGCGACAGGGATTTGACCAGACAGCTAATACGCCGTTCTCTGCAACAGCGTACACATTCTACCCTAACCTAAGCGATGACCCCCTTGAAATTCCTTCGGGAACAGGATGTCTGTTGTATGACAAAGGTGAGTTCACCGTAGGTTCTGGAGAGTGGGTAAATAACATCGCGGTTCTGGAAGGTAGCGAGCTAGAAGTACAGTACGCTGCTGGAGCAGACCGTGGTAAACTTATGTTGCTGGATGGTGGAGAACCAGTGGCTGTTTGCACTGCTGTAACCCTGTACCGCAACCTTAGATTCCGTTCATACGGCGTGGGGGCTGCATAATGATTAAGAAATTTGAAGAATTTGTACCTGCCCTAGCCTCCCTTGCAAAGACAGACCGTGAAGCACTGGCTGCCATGATCATTGAGTACATCAACCCTAACCACATTGCAGTTGATTATGTAAGTATGCTGCTTAATACCCGATCACTGAACCCTGGTGACCAGCTATTCAAGAGAGTGCGAAGGGGACTTGAGGTACGAACACTGTATCCTGGTGCTGTACACCTAGCTGGTGAGGTTACGGTAGAAGACCGAGCATGGTACCACTTGAGTGGGATCGACATTAAGGCACACGCAAACGAGTGGGACATTGAATCGGGCCAGATTGGTAGTTTGTCAGACATCATGAGTGAGATGCGAGCTAAGATTCAGGACCATTACATTAACCTGGTTCTTACTGCTCTTACGAACTTGTGGACTGTCGCAAATACACCAAACAACTATGTAAACGTTGGTGGAAATATTACTGCTGCTGCACTTGAGACAGCTATTGACTACATTAACTACCGAGTTGGTGCAGTTAAGGCTGTTGTAGGTGTACGAAGACTTATGTCACCTATTACCAAGTTCGCACAGTATACACCGTACGCTCCATCACCAACAAGCTGGGGTGTTGCAGTTCCGTCAGCTATTGAGGAAGCTCGTCAGAA